TTCTCAAGAATGTGATTCAGAAAGTATGGACTGCTGGTGGTACTCCAAAGATTCTGATGTGCGGTCCTGTCAACAAGCAGCGCGTGTCTGGTTTCTCTGGCATTGCGTCACAGCGTTACAACATCAATGGTGGTGACCGTCCTGCCACTTTGATCGGCGCTGTTGACATCTATGTCAGCGATTTCGGTCAAGTCTCTGTCATCGCCAACCGATTCCAGCGCGAGCGCGATGCATGGGTGATCGATCCTGAGTACGCAAAGATGACCGTGTTGCGCCCATATCAACAAGTTGAATTGGCAAAAACTGGTGACGCTGAGAAGCGTATGCTGTTGATCGAATGGGGTCACAAAGTGTTGGCTGAAAATGCCCACGGTTTGGCCGCTGACTTGATCACTTCTTAATCGACTGAGAGGGAAGGGGAGGAGAAATCCTCCCCTACTTACATGGAAAAACGATTTTTTGATGCAAACCCCGAACAAGGGATCACGCGTACATTCCACTACGATGAGGCGACTGATGAGGCAACGATTCAGACAACGCAAGACCTGACAGCGGTCATTGAGGCGAATAAACGCGACTTTGCCACCATCGACAACAAAGCAAATTGGAAGGGTGAATGGCATCATGTGGCCAGTATTCCTGAATCCATTTACTTTAAGTTGAAGGCAGAAGGCAAGCTAGATGATCCGGTTTACATGAAAAAATGGCTCAACGATCCGGACAACAGGTTCTTCAGAGTGAGGCCTGGCCAAGTATGAAATACATCGCCGTCTGCACTCCCGCGCGTGACATGGTTCACACCAATTACACATACTGTATGGTGAACATGATTGCGTACCACACGCTCAACACCACCGATGCTGTGAGTCTCAAGATTTTGCAAGGTACTCTGATTCAAAACCAGCGTGCTGATTTATGTCTAGACGCAATGCGTGAAGGTTGCAGTCACATCCTTTTCATTGACTCCGACATGACTTTCCCGCAGGACATGATTGGCAGATTGCTGGCGCATGATGTGGACATCGTGGCGACCAACTGCGCCAGACGCAGAATGCCCACAGGTCCAACCGCACAAAATTACGATGAGAACGGAAAGCGCCAGCAGGTTTACACCATGCCTGAATCCACTGGATTGGAAGAAGTCGGCTCTGTTGGTACTGGCGTGATGCTAATCAAGCGCGAAGTGTTTCAGGGAATGACTGAGCCATGGTTTGATATGCCATGGCAGTACGACAACCGAGGCTACATGGGCGAGGATGTGTTTTTTTGCAAGAAGGCTCAAGAACTTGGGTTCAAGGTGTATATTGACCATGATGTATCCAAGGAAATCGGACACATTGGCACTTTTGAATTCCGACATGAACATACTTGGATTGTCAAAGAGCAAATGGAAAAAGAGGCAGTCTGATGGCACTTTCAACATATACCGAGCTGAAGACATCGATTGGCGATTGGCTCAACCGCACCGATCTGACCTCGGTAATTCCTGACTTCATCAGCCTGGCAGAGGCTCAGATTGAGCGTCAATTGCGTACCCGCCAAATGATTGTGCGTGCCACTGCATCGTTTGCCGCTGGCGCTGAGTACGGTACTGTGCCTGATGACTTCTTGGAGGCCAAGGCCGTCAAGCTCGACACCAATCCAGTGACATCGTTGACATTTCAGACCATTGACGCGCTTGATCAGTTGTCAAATACTACCTATTTGTCCAGTGGCAAGCCTTTATATTTCACTGTTGTCGGAAACCAATTCCGACTGTTGCCGATTCCTGATGGCGCTTACACAGCAGACTTGGTTTATTACGCTAAATTGACAAAGTTGTCATCGACTGTTGCCACCAACTGGTTGTTGACACAAGCGCCTGATGTCTATTTGTATGGCTCACTTTTACAGGCTGCGCCATATCTCCAAGACGATGCGAGAATCTCAGTGTGGTCATCGTTATACACGGCTGGCTTGGATCAGTTGCAAGTAGCAGATGATCGTGGTTCAACCAGTGGAGGCGCTCTCATGGCGCGTGCGAGGACATTCGGATGATGATTACCACCACCAAAGGCGAGATGGACGAGTCACTGTTGCACAAGTCTGAGGGATCGACTGAGAACGACAGAGAGATCATTTCGTGGGTTGAATATCGTTTGGATGACGAACTGGTACACAGATCAGTCCATGTTGTGTTGAAACAAAGTGTCGCAGCCGATGGCGTTGCGGCTGCAATTGGATAAGGATTAAGTCATGGCCAATACTCAGGCGATGTGTACAAGTTTCAAAGGTGAGTTGCTGACCGGCACTCACAATTTCGGCACTGCGCCAACCAGAGCGACAACTGCCGCCGACACATTCAAGGCGGCTTTGTACTTGACGACAGCCACCATCAATGCGTCAACCACAGCCTACACCGCCACTGGCGAAGTATCAGGCACTGGTTACAGCGCAGGTGGTGTAACCGTCACATTTGGCACTGCACCGAGCACCAGCGGCACGACAGCGTTTGTCACGCCAAGCGCCAGCATCACTTATTCCTCTGTGACTTTATCCACAGCCTTTGATTGCGTGTTGATCTACAACTCAAGCCAATCAAATAAAGCTGTCAGCGTACATACCTTTGGAAGTCAGACCGTGACGGCAGGAACATTCACACTGACTATGCCTGTCAACGATGCCAGCACCGGCCTGATCCGGTTGGCATAACGCAGGGGCAGCGGCATGGCTGCTTATGGTTCAGGCTATTACGGCAAGGGCGTATATGGCATAGGCAATGTCGTCATCAGCGGCAATCAGGCAACTGGTGCTGTTGGTACGGTTGTCTTTACCAAAACGATTGCCATCTCAGGCAATGCCGCCACAGGCGCAGTCGGCAACCTGCTGACCAATATCTCGATCCAAGAAAATGGGACGATTGCCACAGGCAATATCGGTACGGTTTCACCGCAAGTATCGTTTGCGATCACAGGCAATTCAGCGACTTTGGCGGTTGGCAGTGTCACGCCAAGCGTGTCATTTGCTCTGTCAGGCAATGTCTCAACCACTGCCATTGACAGCGTTGGAGCGGTTATCTCTGTACTTGGCGATGGCAATGCCGCCACAGGTGAAGTCAACACGGTTTCTCCTGAAGTTATCTCATTCCAAGACATCACAGGCGTTGAGGGTACAGAGGCGCTTGGCACTGCCATTGCCACTATTGTCGTGTCTATCAGCGGAGTCGAGTTAACTACTGCTGTCGGTACTATGATTGGCTTTGGCTGGGGTGCAGTGCCTGACACGCCAGAGTCATGGACAACGCAGTCAGATAACTCAGAGAGTTGGACACCAGTGGCCGATTCATCGGAGTCGTGGACACCAGTTTCTGACACATCGGAAAATTGGTCTGAAATAGCGGAAAATGAAATCACTTGGCAAGAAGCCGCGTAAGGGGTAAAGAATGGCAGATACCACAACGACCAACCTATTGCTGACAAAGCCAGAAGTTGGCGCGTCAACAGACACATGGGGGACAAAGATCAACACCGATCTTGATACCTTAGACGCGGTGTTTAAGGGTGACGGTACTGGTACATCAGTCGGCATGAACATTGGTTCAGGCAAGACATTGGCGGTGGCCGGTACAGCATCAGTCTCAGGCACATTCACTGTCTCGGCGACCGATGCCATCAAGATTGCGTCAGGTACAACCGCGCAACGGCCTGGCTCGCCAGCGGCTGGCCAACTCCGATACAACACCAGCCTGAACAAATTTGAAGGCTACAACGGCACTGTGTGGTCTTCAGTGGGTGGTGGTGCAACTGGTGGCGGTGCTGATACGGTGTTCTATGAGAACACGCGCACCGTGACCACCAACTACACACTCAGCTCTTCCAACAACGCACACAGTGTTGGCCCCATCACTATTAACAGCAGCATCACCGTCACCATTCCAAGTGGTGCACGCTGGGTTGTCCTCTGATTGAAAAGGAAAAATATGTCATCAGTTGTCATTTCAGGAGACACTAGCGGAACTGTGACGGTGGCAGCACCTGCTGTTGCTGGATCAAACACGCTGACACTTCAAGCCGCCACTGCGACAAATGCTGTCAATACATTGGGTACTGCTGTTACTTGTGCAGGTCAAACATCAATTGATTTCACAGGTTTACCAAGTTGGATTAAAAAAATCAGCATTATTTTTAATGGTATTTCTACAAGTGGAACATCAGGAGTATTGGTTCAAGTTGGCGATTCTGGCGGTATAGAAACTACAGGGTATGTATCAGGAACATCAAATATTGCTAGTGGTTCAGTTGGAACATTAGTCACATCTACTGCTGGCTTTGTTGCAATGAGCGTTACTGCCGCCGCATCTACCAATAGTGGTGTGGTTACTCTTTTTACAGTTGGTAGCAATATATGGGTGGCATCTGGAACAATGTATTACAGCGGCAATGCAACTTTTGCTGTTGCTGGCAATAAAACCCTTTCAGATGTACTTGATCGTGTTCGTGTCACAACAATTAACGGAACTGACACATTTGACACTACTCCATCTGCTGGCTCAATCAACATTCTGTACGAAGGATAACCATGTCAATACTTGTTTTAACTTCTGACACGCTATCAAGCCCAGCCGCTGCTGGGCAGATTGAATACACAAGCCCAATCTTTGCCGCAACACCGATTGGCACACAGAGAGGAATTGTTCCGACTCAGCAATATTACAGGCTTGATTCTGCTTATGCTGGGTCAAATGCAACTGGCGCACAAAGCACATTTGGCGTGGGTGTTACGCTGTCTTCAAGCACTGTGTATGAGTTTGAAGCATTGATTATGTTATCAAAATCGGCAGGAACAACAAGTCACACGACTACACCAAGTTTTGGAGGGACTGCTACATTAAATAACATAGGTTATTTTCAACAAACTGCACCAAACACGACATCTTTTGCAACTGCTACAAGCACAAACAGTTTCTATGTAACTTCAGCATCTGGCGTTGCTACATCAGGCGCAAATACCAGCGCATCTTTGTTTGTGATGATTGCAATAAGAGGCACAGTATCAGTCAACGCTGGCGGCACATTCATTCCGCAGTACACATTGTCAGCCGCACCGGGCGGGGCTTATTCAACAGCGGCAGGAAGTTTCATTCGCATTGCACCAATTGGCGCATCTGGTTCAGCAACTAATGTGGGGACATGGGCATGAGTACAGTCATCGATGGATCAGCAAGCGTAACGATCAACTCAGGTGCGGTACTGGGGATTACCTCTGGTACTGCTGTGGCATCTACCAGTGGTACAAGCATTGACTTTACAGGCATCCCGTCATGGGTGAAGCGGATTACTATAAATTTTAGTGGCGTGTCAACAAACGGAACAAATATTCCATTGCTACAAATTGGTGATTCTGGCGGTGTAGAAACAAGCGGATATTTAGGGTCTGGTTCTTCTGTTTTTAACGGAAGCACGACTTCAGCAGTCTTACAAACCACTGGTTTTGGTATTGGTGGCGGTATGGTTGCTACTGTTATTTTTAATGGCGCTATTCAAATTACTTTACTTGATTCAACAGCAAATACTTGGTGTGCAAACGGTGTTTTAGGTAGAAGTGATGTTGCTTGTGTATTTAATTGCGGTGGGGCTAAATCGCTTTCTGCTACTCTCGACAGAGTACGCATCACTACTGTAGGTTCTCCAGCAACTGACACCTTTGACGCCGGAACAATCAACATTTTGTACGAGTAAACACCATGACACACAGAATAGAAGTCAATGTCCAAACAGGTGAAACCAAAATCATTGAGTATACCCCTGAAGAACAAGCGGCGCATGATGCGGCAGTAGCGGCGCAACAGACACAGCAAGCTGAACAACCAGCAACACCTACTGAGGCGCAGTGATGAATGATGTAGAGAAAGAATTCGCCATCCATCAGGCGATTTGCGATCAGCGTTACAAAGCGATTGAGGAAAAACTGGAATCTGGAAAAGCCAGAATGCAAAAAATTGAAATCCAGTTGTATATCGTGATTGCCGCCATCTTGTTTGGTCCAGGCGTTGCCGCTGACATTGTGAAAAAGTTGTTGGGGCTGTAAATTGATCCAATCTCTCTCCTTTTTGCGGCCAATGCTTGCGTTGCCGCCATCAAGGAGGGATGCGAACTCTACAAGCAGGCAAAAACCTCATTCATGGAGGTCAAGTCAACAGTTGACGAGGCAATTGGATACGCCAAAGAGATACAAGGATTTTGGGGAAAGCTCGCCAAGATGTTTGGCGGTAAACCAAAATCACATCCAGTTGCAAAGCCTGCCACCAAGAAAAAAGAGAAATTCGTTGCTGTTGACGAGACTCAGGTCATGGTGGATGTTGTCAAACAACTCACCGAGTTTTTCAAACTTCAAGAGCAGTTAGCGGCGCACATCAGAGAGGAAGAAGAAAAGTCGAGAAGTGTTTTCAATCCAGATCAAAATCAGATGGAGGCCGCGCTTAAACGAGTGATGGCGATGGATCAAATGGCGGCTTTGGAAGTGACAATCAGAGAGACAATGGTCTACCAATCACCGCCAGAGATGGGTGCGTTGTACTCCAAGGTGTTTGAGATGCGTGATGTCATTGCCGCTGAACAAGAAGCAGCTAGATTGGCGCAAGAGCAGAAAGAGCGCAGATTGAGATGGCAACGACACCAAAAGGAAAGGTCAAGAAACTACCAAGCAGGCGCAGCGGTGTTGACTCTAATCTTTATCGCATACCTGTGGACATGGATGCTGTGGTTGAGTCAAGCGAGGACACTGCCATGAGTGCCTTGGGATGGATATTTGCGGTGATATTGGTGGCGCTGATGTTGCCCTTGCTCGCATTCCTGTACCTCGATGTGCTGACACAAAAGGCTGAGGTGAAACAGCAGACTGAAAAAGTGGAAAAATTGCGTAGAGAGATTGAAAGGACAAAGCGTGACAAGACTCCTGATTCCATTACTGACAATCCTGTTTTTGACAGGGTGCGAAGACCGTTTTAGGTATCCATGCCAAGACCCTAAAAATTGGGGCAATGAAGAGTGCAAGCCTCCGATCTGCACCGCCACAGGAACTTGTCCCGAACAACTTGTTAAACCCGAACCGGAGAAGAAGTGATGCCAACTATCGTGATGAATAAATCAAATCGCATGACTGCCGAAGAGATCGAGGTCAGAATTTGGGCAATCGTCATATTCTCATTGACGATGATTTTGCTTGGCTCTGTGGCCATGTTCCTATACAGCGTTTCATTTGTGACGCAACCCATGAACGGCATGGCCGCCATTGATAAGGTGTACACGCAACAGATCAACACCATCATGGTTTTCATCACTGGCGTGCTGGGTGGCGTTGCAGGCCGTTCTGCTGTCTCAGCCAGTGCCAAGGCGATTGCCAAGGCCGATGCAGACGCTGACAGCGAGCCACCAGCACCATGAGTTTGCTTAACCCTTGGGTGTTGCTTGGCATCGTCATGGCGGTGCTGAGTGCCTTTGGCGGTGGATACTACAAGGGAAAAGATGCCGAGTATCAGCGCCAGCAAATCGAGATTGCGGCACTCAACGCCAAGGCGAGAGAGACTGAGCAGGCAATGGCCAAGGTGGCACAGACTTATGGTGAGACATTACGAAAGGCGAACAATGTTGCAAAGCTCAAAGAAACTAAGTTGCGTGCTGATCTCGACTCTGGCGCTCTCAAGCTGCGGATTCCTGTTAAAGCAGCCAACTGCCCCATTTCAGTGTCCGAATCCACCGCCACTCCCAGCGGAAGTGATACAGGAACAGCATCAGCCGAACTTGACAGGCAGGCTTCTGAAACTCTTATCGCCATCGCCGCAGAAGGAGATGCCGCCATCCGAAAGCTCAACACCTGCATCCAAACCTACGAAACCTTGAGGAATACCAAATGAATCTATCAGCCAATTTCAGTCTGCATGAAATGTGCAAATCAGACACCGCACTGCGTATGGGCTTTGACAATACGCCTGACGATGAAGCGACAGAGAATCTGAGACTGCTGTGCGAAATGGTGTTGCAGCCAGTGCGTGACCATTATGGCAAGGGTGTCAAGGTGAACTCGGCCTATCGCTCTCCTGAGTCGAATGCGGCGGTTGGCGGCTCAAAGACCTCAGACCATTGCCGTGGGATGGCAGCCGATATTGAGATACCTGGCGTGGCCAACGCTGATCTCGCGCAGTGGATCATGGACAACCTTGAGTACACGCAATTGATCTTGGAGTTTTACACGCCAGGCATTCCAGACAGCGGCTGGGTACATGTGTCCTATGACCCGAACAACCTGAAAAAGCAAGAACTGACCG